GTTATCTTCATGCTCATACGTACCTAGTGCAGACCAATCAATAGCCTTTGGCATTTGCTTAGCCATTTCTTTGTACTCTTCCTTAGTGCAGTCTTGGTAAGGTGCTTGCTGATATGTATGATCTGAGTGTGGCAGAAATGACACACCTGACATCTCATCAAAGTGACGGTACACGAATGCACCCACGTCTAGCCACTCATTGTCACGCACAGAGATTGTCACACTAGGTTTATGTTCACACCAGTGACGTTGATACATAAGCCACGTATCTAATTGTTCAATGGCAGTCATATCATTACGTGTTACCGCATTATCAGGTGACTTAATAGGGAAACTAAACACAGTTGTAGTGTCACCCTTGAACACGCAAGGCTCATTGGGTATACCACTGTCAATCATAAACTGTGTCAGTGGGTCTTTATTGTCACCCCTAACTGTACGGATGTAATAATCGCTGTGACGAGCATGTATACCACTAGCAGTGTCAACAAGTTGGGAGACAGTGCCACTAGGTTTGACACAAGTGATAGCAGCAGAAGCAGGGATACCAAGGCGCTCAGCCCATTCAGCATTAGTAGTGATAGCGACATTTCTTAGATGCTCCAATGTTTTGTCTAACGCAGCATTCTTAGCTGTCATTAGAGGGTTGTCCATAATACCTGTCAGAGATACACCTAAGAGCCGTTCTTCTTCTGTGTTTTTCTGCCAGATTTTTCTGAGGTAGGGGAACTTTGTGTACGTGCTTTGGATCGTCCCAAGTATTGTGGCGAGTCTGACCTTTCTAGCCAAGTCATCAACCGTGTCCGTGGCTCGTACCACCACCTCTGTAAGATTGCAGAACTGGTATGGACGTAGTATGATTTCACTGCATGGATTAGTCCCAAACTCTTGATCCGAATTGCGCCGACCATTCTTAGCAGCTTGCTTCTTACTTGCTTCACGATTAAAGATACCTCTCTCACCTGATTTACTTTCTATCAACGCAGTCCATTCACGCATAAACGTTTCAATGTCTGGCTTCTCTGTATAGGACACAGAGTTGTTCGCCAAGGCACGATGGGCTGCAGTCTCCCACCATTGCCCTGACTTAGCATGACGCATACGATCATCACTCAGGTTGGACAGGGAGATCATAGCACTACGGCGTACACCGCCTACAACAACGATCTGACCAATGAAACACATTAGGTCATGGCATTCCATAGAAGACAGCTTACGTCCCTGTGCGCCCTTGAATGTGGCTACAGCAAAGTTAAATAGTTCTACCAGAGGGGCAGGTCCACTTGCCCTACCACCAAACGTTTTAAGTCTTGCACCTGCAGGGCGAACTTTAGTAACATCCCATTTAGGAATTTCCCCTGCCCATAGGAGTGCTAACAGTTGACGGAAAGCCTTAGCCCAACCTTCTTTGCTATCCTTCACGACGATTGTGGTATCACTGTCGAACAACTCAGGGACTTCGGGAAGTTTAGAGATGAACTGACGCTCAACACTGAACCCTACCCCAGTTCCACAGAGGAGGATGAACATAGCTTCATCGAAGGACTTAGGGTCATCTACGGGTAGATAACTACAGTTATACCCTGCCGTATTGTCACGATCAAGTGCAGCCCCTGCTGTCATCATAGCTCGCATAGAGGGCATAATCTCTTGACCTAGAATAGACTGCTCTATCTCGTTAGCTACGTCCTCTTCTACCTTAGTATGAACTAGGTTAGATATGTAGCGCCCTACTGTTTCACTCCAACTTTCACGACCCTTACCATCAAAGTATTTAGCGTAACGTGATTTGTGTATGAATGATTGATAGTCTGTTGGTAATGCGTTGCTCATCTTTTGTCTCCGTTTCCTTGTAGCTTACCACGTTGCTTACGATCTTGTAACTTCTTTAGATTATTAAAGGCCACCTCTGACAGGTCAACCCTCAAGTCACGACACAGTGCCGCAATATACCAGAGGCAATCACCTACCTCGTCTGCAATAGCATCCTTATCAAACGCATCGTCACGTAAAATCTTCTTTACTTTATTGGCTACCTCACCTGCCTCTGCAGCTAAGCCAAGCGCAGGATAAATAATCTCATGCTCTGGTGGGTAGATAGCTGTATCTGATGCAACGTCTTGGTACTCACTCATGTCCATTGCTACCTCATTGAAACTCTGAAATGCGTCAATGTCTTCCTGTGTAATCATCCTCGTTCCTTCACTACTAGATTGTATACTTTAACATCATCAACGTCATACATAATATCTACGATAAGATCATGTACATCTTCCTCATGGTTGTCCTCAAATGATGATAGGATATTGTTGTACTCATCTATTTCCATTATGTATGTTACGCTGAACTTACGCTTCATTTGTGTGTCTCCACCCAACGCTTACGTAGCCTATTGAGATACCAGATAGCTTTATCTATATCCTCTAAGCCATTCTTATATTCGTGCCGCCACATATACTTTAAAACATTAGCAGCGTGTGGTGCTGTAGTACCTGACATATTCTCTGTCATAGCTTCTATAGCATCAATACATTCTATACCTGCTTGGTTGTAATGTATAGGATTGTTTACTGGATCAGTCATGCACTACCTTCTGTCTTTGTCCATCTGTTTAACTTGATTACGTTCCCGTCACGTTCAATCTTATTCTCTTCTTCTATAGCTGCTTCTGCCTCTGCGAAGAAGTCAGGAAAGATATCCTTTAGCAACTCAGTCTTATGGTAATCAAACTCTTCTAAGCACTCCGGGTTATCTTCTAAGAAGAACTGTGCTGATGCCATAGTAAGAGCTACATCTAGTGCTACCCTCATAGCATCTGGCATACGCTCTTCACCAAACATAATACCTGTCTTTAACTCACCTGTCCACTCGCCTTTAGAATCTGCCATAGGGCGTAGGATGATAGCTATTTCACCTGCATTAATATCCATTAGTCTCTCCTGTTTACCTTTACACGCTGCTCTTTCATTCTCTTACCTTTCTCCTTTAACCACTCTTCGGGTATGACACGATGCGCCCACTGAAAGCCCTTAGCATCACACCAATCACAGTATCTAGACTTAGCACCCTTGTATAGTTTAGCCTTAGCATTACTGAATACAAATCTAATATCTAAGCTAGGGTGTTGTCTTTGTATTTCAATATGCTTGCGACGATCTGCCGCACTAAAGATACCCTTAGTCTCTATGATGATACCGTTGTCTAACTCAAAGTCTGGTGTGTAAGTTCTATACTTTAGGTCTTCCCATTCTATCTTTAACTTTTCATATGCTACTACCTTCTGTCTAGACTTTAAGAAAGCAGCAGCCTCTTCTTCAAGGCCACTGCGATACATCCTTTTATTATGCTTCCGCACCTTCATCTCCTATGAATACATAGTCTACCTCTGGTGGGTTAGCTGCTTTAGATACTCTGCTTGGTAGGGTCTGCAGATTAGGGTGGCACTTGTGTTTAAAGTCACACCACTTACAAGCAGAAGGTAGAACAATATTACCTGTAGGCTTACGATAGAATGTCTCTGGTACAGGATCAAAGCAACGTGTGAAACTAGCACCGCTATCTATGTAGTCTACTGTCTCTTGTATATTGTCTATAACCTCTTCCTGATCCACCTCAGATGCGTCCACATACTTGAACTCTCCGTTTGCTTTGTTGACTACCCACCAACCACCTACACCTTTCTGTGCTGCATTAGCGTAGCCTACAAGCTGTGCTACATAGCCAAAGCTATCACCCTGCTGCAGCGCATCAAAGGATGCAAACTTATTCTTGTATGACCACGGTGACGCAGACTTGACATCATCAATCTTGCCATCCATTTCCATGTCATACTCGCCCTTGATCTCCTGACCATGAGGTAGCTTTAGTGTGACGGTATCGTTGTCCTTAAACTCTACACCTGCTGAGCGTAGTAGTCCTTTGAACACCGCCTCAACTATATCACCTAAGATCATGTTGATTAGGAAGTGTGGTGGGAAAGGCTTCTTATCTTCTGGATCATTCTTCTCAAACCATAGCTGACACTTAGGCTTACCTATATTAGACATACGTAAACGAAAGTCATCACGTGGACCTGAGTTAAACTGTTTATCCAAGGCAGACTTAACATCAGAGGCGACCTGTTGGGCCACCTCTTCTGTCATTGTTGCTTCACCTGCCATGGCCTTCTGTAAGAAGTTGAAGACCTTTAGCTCTGCAGGATGGTTCATTCGTCTACTTCCACAAAGTCATTGTCGATGATGTCCTTTACCATACTAGCATCTTCTGTGCTTAGAGCGTTATCGTTTCGCTCATTGTGTAAGTCAAGAACCTTACCATTCATATACTCAATGAGTTCTACAAAGTCACGCAAGGTATCGTTGTCATGGTCAGAGATGTCTACCTTGTCACCAAGGGTAGCATTAATCTTACCAAACGTATTACCTGATGGGATGCTATCTTCTTCACCACTAAGTTTGATAGTTGACATGATAGGTAATAGGTTCTTAGACTTGAGACTGCCTAGTACACCATTGATACTCTTCAAGCTGTCACGGTTCTTTACATCCATGACAACAGGCACATCAGTAAAGTCACCTGATACAGGCTCACCCTTTTCATCTACAGGATTGTCTAGTGTGACTGTACCAAAGTAAACTACGGCACGCTTGACTGATCGAATAACTTGCTTCGTAACATCAGGTAGTGCGTTGAAGTCTTCGATATAACCTGATGGCCTACCAAGATTGAAACCACCAACGCTGTCCTTCAAGTCTCCATTGAGATTGTTAGACATCACAGTTTTTTCCATCTCTTCTGTTTCACTATTCCAACGCTGCCACTGATTACGCTGAGCGAATACACGCAGAGTAACAGTGTCACTGTAGACGATATCATCATCTTTCTTTAGGGTAAATGTTCCAACAGGTAGAACCTCTGTCTTGATAGTCTTGCCATTGAAGTCTACCTCACCCATGATAGGCTGATGGATCATACCCACACGTGCAATGGATGGTCCACCTTCACCACCCCCACCTACAGATACGCCCATTAGTTCTGCCATGGACAAACCTCGTTCTGTTGCTACTGCTAGTTCTGTACTCATTTCTATACCTTTCTATAGAGTTAAAGAGCCTTAGTTATACACTCAAACGTCCACCGTGTCAAGCCAATTCGGACCTATTTTTGCCTCTAATAACAGAGGTACATTCATAGTAATGTCATAGGCTTCCTCTATCAACGCAACTAGATTATCGTTTAAGTCTTGTATGATTTGTAGTACCTGATCTTTTTCTTCTGGATGCACGTCAATCACTACTGAATCGTGTACGGAGTTTACTAAACAGGATTGCATATTCTTTAGACGTTTATGCATTTCATTTAGAACAACCGGGACAACATCACCAGTAGCAAAGCCTTGCACTGGATAGTTCTTAATCATAGTGAAGTGTGACGGTGATCCGTTTGATCTTCGTTTTACGTCAGGGAAAGCGTACTGTCTACCTGATGCACTGGTGATCTTGTTAAAACGCAATGCTTGGTTGCCTAAGTCCTTGTGCCACGCTGCTATACCTTTGTACTTCTCAATGAAGTGTGTGTAGTATGCTTGCTCAGCCTTAGACCTACCGTAACCAGTAGCGCCAAAGAGAGGCGCAAAGGTGTGAGCTTTAGCTTCCTGACGTGAGGTCTGCTGTCCTGCATCACTGATAACCTTAGCGGTGTAGCTGTGTACATCAAACCCTGTGTCAATCTCTTCCATGGCAAGGCCATCTTGTGACAAGAATGCTGCGGCACGAAACTCAAGCTGAGCAAAGTCAGCCTCACATATGTAGCCGCCATCCCAACGAGACACAAACACTTTCTTGACAGGGAATGTGTTACCTCTTGGCATGTTCTGCATGTTGGGTTGCTTACCACTAAACCTTCCTGTTGCAGTGATGTGTTGTGTAAGCTGTACGTGAAGCCTACCATCTTCCTTGGTGTTAGTAGCAATGCCCTCAACAAACGAAGATAGGTAACTGCTGACAGCAGACAAACGCTTTAGGTCAGACAGAAAGTCTGCTGCTTCCTGCATGTTGTTGTTCTTTGCAGTAGCCATGAGTACATCTAAGTTATCCTTTCCTGTGCTGAACCCATTAGCACTGACCCACTTCTTACTAGGGGCAGAGAAACGCAGACCTGCTACTTGATTAGTCTCCATTAGTAGGTAACCTCTTTCGTCACACTCCTTACATTTGTTTGGTCTTGCGTACTTTGTTCCATCTTTCTTTACTTTATACACTTTGCCTTGCCCCTCACAGACAGGGCATGTGTACGCTTTTGTCTTGTAGATAGTAGAACTGTTTGACTTGACTGCAGCCTTGAACTCTGCAGGTGTATTAGTAAAGTTGAATAGGTCTACCCATTCCTTCTTGTTGTGCATACGTCTACTGAAAACTACCTGAGACATTTGCTCTGGTGAGTTAGCATTGATAGGTGTATCACCCATGAGTTCACGTATCTTCTTCTGCAGTCTGTCTTCTATGTCTGCTTTCTCTCTTTCAAACTGTTCCTTTACTCGCCCAAGCTCCGAAAGATCAACCCTGACTCCTTGCATGTACAACTCTGTAAGGGTTCTGCATGTGTCGAAGGTGACACGTTTGACGGCAGCAAGGGACTCTGATTCTGGTTTGGAATAGTCTGATTCGATACTGTGGAACAACTCACAAGTTGTGAGCAGATCATGCCTAAGATAAAGGCTAAGCTTATCAAGATCGGTTTCATTTGTGTTTATCCCTTTCTTTAGACAGGCAGATAAGTAATCCTCTTTCTGCTCTGCTAGGTTTCTACGGACAGCACACGCTGATAAGCTGACAGGTATCTTCTGCCCTCTTGCCAGTATGTACTCGGCTAACATAGTGTCATATATATCTCCTTCATATTTAAAGCCGCACTCCCACAGCCACATCAGATCATGCTTAGCATTGTGCATAATCAAAAGGGTAGTCATGTCAAGGATGTCTTGGATAAGTTTTCTACCAGAGCCAGACATATCCTTATGCTCTACGTGATCAAGTGTTACAATATGTAACTCTTCTTTATTGTCTGCATTGACAACGCCCACCTGCGTAAGAGTATTGTTAGGTTCAAAGGGATCGTTATGTATCTTACCATCACGCCATGTGACGCTGTTCTCAACATCTAATACAAGTCTCATGTCTACGTCCTATGCAGTGTATAGTGATCTGCCACCGTCCAACTCACAGTGAATAACTCCATGGTATCCACCCCTCAGTTTATTTTTTGCTATGTTCAAGTGCCGTTGTGTGTCTCCTTCCTCTGCACCTTCTACCATAGGGTTCTTAGATATTAATACCATCAGGTCTGCCTCTGCTGCCTTGCCTGTCTTACTCCCTTCCATCATAGACTGATCAACAAAGACCTTACCCTCTGCTACAGCAGATAGCTGTGACATCCAGATCACACAACAGCCGTACTGCTTTGCAATATTACGTGCATGTATTGCAGCATCCTTGAGATATATGTCTGACTTGTCTGTGTTCTTTGTAGCAAACTTGTCGCCCATGTCTAGCACTACAATGTCAGGCTTCTCATTCTTAACGACAGCCTCAACCCATTGCATATCTTTGTTAGTGCTGTCCTTGATACGTATGTTCTTACGCACAGGTTCGTATCTGCTACGTGCTAGTGCGACATTATGACGCACCTCATCCATAGTCATATTACATGCAGCACTAAGATAGCGTGAGCCTACACGTTCATAACTCTCTTCATTACACAATACAATACACTTAGCACCTTGAGATGCCCAACCACCTGCACCTGCTATAAGGGATGCGTGAAAAGAAGTCTTACCAGTATTGGGACGAGCGCCAACCAACAACAAATGACCACCGCTAACGCCTTCCACCTTCCTACGGAGACTTGGAATGTTAAACTTCCATTGGGTTTCAAGATCGTTGGCAGTAAGTAATGTGTCAATGCTAATGTCATCCCACTCAACACGGAGATTAGGAGTAAAGTCATCTTTGTAATCCTCTAGTAATCTACGTAGCGGCTCAAGACTATTCTCTGTACCGTTCACAAAGTCAAAGCCAAGGTTAGCTACACGATCACCTACGTGTTGCTGAAATAACTGCGACAATGTGTCCTCTGCTATCTCATCCTTGATTGGCTGTGCGTTACCAATACGTCTGAATAGATCGTCGTATGCTGTACGTGTGGCTGTTGTCATGCTCTGGTTCATACGGTTGAACACTGCCTGTAAATCATCTACAGATAAGTCTCCATCATATGCTTCCATAGCTGCATCTAGTGCTTGCTTTATCTTACGGACATCCTTAGTAAATATCTTGTCGGGACACCGTATACCTTTGTGTTGATCATAGAAGTCTCTACTCAGTAGAGTTTTGACCAAGGCCAGTTCCATCATATTGTCTTCCTCTCATTAGTCTGTGCATACCTTCTGGTGTATTAAGGGATGCAGTTATATCCAGTAGCTGTTGGTATGTCAAGATCAACATTTGATATGCCTCAAAATCTGTATCCCACTGACGCATATATACAACAGCATCGTCACCTATAATAACTTCAACGTCCTCATGCTTCCCGGTTTCATCAAGGCTGCGTACTATGGATGCGTCTGGTTCAAACTCAACAGTAAACACACTACTTATCCTTTCCTCGTTGCCTCTCTTCCTTTGTCATGGGTCTGATGTAAGGTACAACCCTTCCTGTGTTCCACCGTTTAGCTTCCTCTTCTGCATCATGTAAGTTACTAAACACCCACACCTTATGATCTTCTGTCCAAGGATTCTCTTTACGGACAAAGGTGAACTCGCCTAGTTCAATCTCAATCTCTACTGCATATGGCATTATTCAACCTCCCCTTTAATATTTGAGCACTTTTTACAGACCCATAGTTGTAGGTCAACGTAACCATCTTCCTGTGCATCTGGGTGTATATCACTTCCGTACATTTCTGGAATCGCAGGTACGTATATATCAGAGATTTTCTCTACCCAAACCCAC